CAGCGCCCGCCGCCCCGACGCATCATGCGCCGCGCGGACCGTGCGAAACCCGATCGACAGCCCGTCAACCGCCCCCGCCCCGATCAGCGCCGCCGCCTCGCGCGCCCGCGCCACCTCGGGCAGCAGCCGCCCCGCGACCCGCAGCCCCCGCTCGTCCTCGACGACCTCGTCCCAGACCCCGATCGGCTGCGTCGCATCGTGCTGCCAGAGCATCTTGACCGCCCGCCCCTCGGCCCGCAGCCGCGCGAGCGAGCGCGCGTAAGCCCCCGGCATCACGACATCCCCGCCCTGGTCGGGCAGGCCAAAGAGGCTCGCATAGCCCGCGATCCGCGCCCCCTCGTCCACGACCAGCCCCGCCTCGGGCCGGTGGAACTTGCGCTCGAGCGCGTCCATCCCCTCAACCATCGCATCCCTACCTTTCCGCCGCCCGGATGAGCACCTCGACCCCCTGCGCCAGCAGAAAGGCCGCCACCCCATAGACCCCGACCCAGATCCGCTTCTCCAGCCGCTCGAGCATCCGCTCGATCTGCCCGAAGCGGTATTCGAGCGCGCTCCACCGCTCTTGCGCGACGCGCTCGTTGGCCTCGATCCGCGCCTGCGCGGCATCGAAGCTGTCATAGAGAAACCGCGATCCCCCCGCCTCGCGCCGCCCGCTCATGGCCCCTCCGCGATCCGCGGCAGGCCGAGTGCCGCGCGCTTCTCGGCCTCGGTCAGAAAGTCCGCCGCCCCCACCCGCGCCCATTGCTGGTCGCGCTCAACCGCCAGCGCCGGCACCTGGTCGAGATCGGGGCGCAACTCCACCGCCTCGCCCGTGAACCCCGACAGCCAGTGCCCGACCGCCGCCGTCACCTTGGCCACGAGCGGCAGCACCGTCAGCCGATAGAAGGCCCGGTTGGCCTCCTGGTAATTGGCATAGGTCGCATCGCCCGGGATCCCGATCAGCATCGGCGGCACCCCGAAGGCGATCGCGATCTCGCGCGCCGCCGCCTCCTTCGTCTTCTGGAACTCCATGTCCGAGGGGCTGAACCCCATCGGCTTCCAGTCGAGCCCCCCCTCGAGCAGCATCGGCCGCCCGGCGTTGCGCGCCCCCTGGTGGTGCGCCTCCATCTCCTCGACCAGCCGCGCATACTGGTCCGAGGTCAGCGTCGCCCCCCCCTCGCCGCGATAGACGATCGCGCCCGAGGGCCGCGCGGCATTGTCGAGCAACGCCTTCGACCAGCGCGAGGCCGCATTGTGCACATCGATCGCCGTCGCCGCCGCCTGCATGGGCGAAAGCCCGTAATGATCGTCCTGCGGATGAAAGGCGCGGATGTGGCAGACCGGCGCCGCCCCCCCCGTCATGTCGAAACGATGCCGCCGCGTCCCGACGGTGTAGTCATAGGCGACCGGCCAGCCATCCGCCCCGGGCACGAGGCTCATGCGGTCCGAGCGCAGCACATGCAACTCGGCCGGCACCCCGCCCCCCGCCACCCCCGCCACCGCCTCCAGATAGGCGTTCCCCGACAGGAGGATCTGCGCATAGACCGCCTCGAACAGCTCCGCCTTCCCCTGCGCCGGATTGGGCCGGCGGATCAGCGTCAGCACCGGATGCGCCTCATAGCGCCGCTCGGCATCCTGCAAGATCAGCGGCAGCGCCGCCGCCGCCTCCGCGATGAGCTTCACCGCCCGGAACCCGACCGGATTGCCCAGAAACCCGCCCCGCGTCAGCGTGCCGGTGTCGCGCGCGCTCCACACCGCCCGGCCGGCGCCATGAAAGGCCACCACCGCCCCGGCCGCCGAGGCCTTGCCCTCGGGCGCCGCGCGCCCCCCCCGCCGCAGGAAATCGAACATCGCCGCACTCCTCTCGCACGCGGACAACCGGCCGCAGCGCCCGGCCAGTCCCCGGCCTGCGCCCCGCACCCCGCCATCTTCTGCCGCCAAATATCCCCGCCGGAGGCACCCCCCGGCCGGGCACCCCGCTCAGAGCACCCGCACCCGCGGCCGGCGCCATCCCGCCGCCGGGTCGATCATCAGGTCGTGCAGCGCCCAGACCAGCGCATCGACGCGGTCGGGGCTGCCGCGCCCCTCGTAGCCCTGCACCGTCATGCGGCACATCTGATCCTCGAGCCGGTCGAGCCCCGGCAGATGCCGCACCCGCCCCTGCTCATAGAGCGCCGCCACCGGCTCGGCCCGCACCACCTTGCCCCGGCTCGCCCGTACCGCCCGATAGGGCACCAGCGGATCGATCTGGCGGATCACGCTCGCGACCAGATCGCCCCCCTGGTTGACCTCGGCCACCAGCCGGTCGGCGCCGTGGCGGTCCATCGCCGCCAGCGCGGCGCGCGCCCAGCCCTCGGGGCTCGCGCCCGAAACCGAGGCATCCTCGAGCACATGGGCCCGCCAGTCCTTCGGCTCGCCCGTCATCTCGACCCCCGCGACGACGATGCCGCAGGCGTCCGACCCGCCATGCCCCGTCACCGGCGGATCGACCGCGACCACGATCCGGTCGAGCGCGGGCGCCTCCCGCTCGCGCACCGCCTCGAGGCGCCCGAGCGTCCAGAGCGCCCCCTCCGCCTCCTCGAGCAGCTCGCCCTGCAATTCCTGCCGGCCAAGCCGCGTGCCGCCATAGCGCGCCTGCACCTCCTCGAAGAACGACGCCGCCAGATAGGCGCGGTTGGCCTCGGTCGGCGCATGCGTCACGACCGTCGAGGGGTTGCGCAGGATCGCCTTCAGCACGCCCACGTTGCGCGGCGTCGTCGTCACCACCTGACGGGGATAGCTTCCGAGCCGCAGCGCGAACTGCAGCATGTCCCAGCTCTCCTCGGCGTTGGGCCATTTCGCGATCTCGTCGGCCCAGGCCGCATCGAACTGCGGCCCGCGCAGGCTGTCGGGGTCATGCGCCGAAAAGGTCTGCGCCACCGCCCCGTTCGGCCACACGAGCCGCCGCCGCCCCGCCTCCCAGACGGGCCGCCGGTCGGGCGGCGAGCAGGTGATGATCCCGCTCTCGCCAAAGACCATCACCTCGCGCACCTGATCGAGCGTCTCGCCCACCAGCGCGATGCGCCGCGACCGGCCGGGATCGGCGGGGCCCGCCCCCTCGACCTCGGCGCGCACCCATTCGGCCCCGGCCCGCGTCTTGCCCGCACCCCGCCCGCCCATGATGACCCAGGTCTTCCAGGCCCCCTCGGGCGGCAACTGGTGCGGCAGCGCCCAGAACTCGAACAGCCACGGCAGCGCCAGCAGCGCCCCGTCGCTCAGCCCCCGCAGGAAGTCATCCACCACCTCCGGCGGCGCGGAGGCAAGCCAGCCTGCGCCCGATTTCATCGCGCGCCGCGCCGAAATCGAGCTCTCTGGCCCCGCCGCCGGGGCCGCTGTCGCCGGCGCTTCGGCCGGCAATCTCTCGGCGTAGTCTGTCAATGGCCGCCCTCTCGTTCAGAACCGATTGCAAGCTCTGCCTGTATTCCTTCGTCAGCCCCGCAAGGTCCTTGGCCAGATCGGGGCGGTGCTTGCCCGCCCTCAGATCCCTGAGCCCGTCGGCGAAGATCTCCGCCGCGAGCGTGTAGAGTTCCATCGCCTCCGCGAGGACATCCCGCGAAGGCCCGTTGCTGTCGACGGGTGTGTTGAGTGTCATGGATCGCTGACCTGCCTCTCATGCACTCCGCACGAGCGAAATGAAAAAGCGGCGCCGGGTTGCCCCGTGCCGCTCGCCCACCTCTTCTAGCTTGCCTGATCTGCTACCTCAGAGAGAACGCAAAGTCAAGCACTATCTTCAGGGTTGTGTCTGCGCCCCCTTCGCGCGCTCCGCCTCGATCTTGCGCCAGGCCGCCACGTTGCGGTTGTGCTCCTCGAGCGTCGCCGCGAAGAGATGCCCCCCCGTGCCGTCGGCCACGAAGAAGATCGCATCCGTCGTCGCGGGGTTCAGCGCGGCCTCGAGGCTCGCGCGCCCCGGATTGGCGATCGGCCCGGGCGGCAAACCATTGATGACATAGGTGTTATATTCCACCTTGCCATGCAGCCGCGCCTCCGTCGCGCCCTCCTTGTCCGATTGGCGGATCTCGCGCCGCTGGCTCATGTCGCCCCGCGTGATGCCGTAGATGATCGTGGGGTCGGTCTGCAGCGGCATGCCCGCCCGCATCCGGTTCACGAATACCCCCGCCACCATCGGCCGCTCGGCCGCAAGCCCC